TTCAGGTTTAGATGAACCAGCAATATCAGGAACACCAAATGCGTCTGCACCAATAAGTAACATTGCTTTACCTGCAAGGTTTGCACCTACTCCACCGTTTACAAATGTAGAAGCTGTGTTGGCTTCAATAAAGTAAATACCGTACATTTGACCAACGATACCCATTTCTCTGTTCTTAACGTCTACATAAGTGTTTTGATCTTTCCACTCTTGAAGATTGAAGATAGTAGTTGCTGAATCTGGGTGAATAAATGCAACATAACCCATTTGACCGTTAGGAAGTTTGATTTTCTTAACGTTGTTTTTAACCATTGTCGCTCTAGCTTTTTGAATTTCAGTTGTAGTTAACACATCGCCTGCTACGAGAGTTGCTCTTGATGCTTTACCGTTAGCAAATTGTGTGTTAGTTCCTGCAAGTAAGATATCTCTGATAACGATATCCATTGATAAGCCTGCGTGATCGCCGAACATTCCTGCTACTTCTGTAACTAACGGGTCAAGGCCTGTCATATCTAACAAGTCAGTGATTTTAGTCCATGTGCCGAATTGTTGCACTGTTGCAGATACTTTGTTGACTGTTAAGTCAATACCGTCTGGTGTGATACCTTCTATTAATGCAGTAGTCGTAACCGCTGGCATTTCAAGGCGTCTCCATGAAGTAGTAGCACCTGCATTCTTAGGGATCGGAGTCTTTTTGCCATAAGGCATGTAAACAACAGAGTTCATAAGTGCTTCTAATAGTGTGCGTTGGTAAAATTCTGCGTTTTCTGCTGTGAGTCTGTTATTACCTGCGTCCGATGGAGTGGTATAGGTTTGTAATTTAGTAGGCATAGTTGTATCTCCTTATAGGGGTTATTTTCTTCTACCCATAAGTACATCTTCTTTGTATTTCTCAAAGTCGTCTTTACTCATGGTAGAGAACGAGTGCGGTTTATCATCACCACCACTGTTATCGAGTGCGCCGGGTGATGAATTGCTCAACATTTCTGTTTTCTTTAGTGTTTCTGTTCTTGCTTTTTCCGCTTCTTTACGGATTATTTCTTTTCTATTTGCTAGGAAATACGCTTCTGACAACGTTTTACCTTGCTCTATGTGTTTAATAATTTGATCAGAGTTTCCAAGTTTAACAACATCGTCAAGTGAATTGATTGTCATTTCAATATCTAATTCCTTTAGGTCTGTGTTAAGTTGGTTTAACTGTGATTGTGTGTAAGATTCTGTTCTAATCTTTTTGAGTTCTGCGTAGTCTGGGTCACTTTCCTTTAGCTTCTTGTAAATATCCTTAGGATCAACATCAGATTCGCGCATACTTTCAATTAATTCAGATTCTTTTTGCTCTCTGACCGCTTTGTCATAGTCTGCTTTAGTGTGAATACCATGTGAGTCGCCATACATTTCAGCAATTAACCTGTCTTGTGCTTCACGTTCAGCGTTCTTTCTGACTTCTGCAAATCGTGAGTTTTCTTCTTTACTCTGAACAGCTTTCTCTGGTTGCTCGGTTGCGACCTCCGATGCTTCGCTTTCAACAGATTCTACTTGTTCAGTTTCTTGAGGTTCAACGTTTGCCTCAGGCTCTGCGTTTACAGTGCTTTCATTTTCTAACATGTATAGTTCTCCTTTCCCTCTTGGGGATAATATAAAAACGCCTTGAAATTAATCAAGACGCTTTGAGCGTTCAGTTATTCTATTGTTTTAACGTCCTTTGCCTTTGCTTTATCTTCTGTTCGGCAATGGTGTTGCGTTTCAATCTCTACCTTGCCTATCTTTATGACAGCACAATCGGTATACTTGAAAAGCATCTTGTTACACTTAGGGCATCTGTGTTCTTTCATTAAGCACCTCACATAATCATTATACTACATTTTGGTAATAAGTGCAAGAAAACTTGCACCTAGAATTTGACAGTTTCAACCTTTTCTGATGTGCGTTGTTCAACTATAATCGGATTGTTTAAATCAGCCCCACCGTAACGCTCACACGTTTTATTAAAGCACACCCATTGTTCTACTCGTTCCACTTCTTCCGTACCTATAGCGGACTTATAACCGTCTTTAGCACGTACTAACCTTAACCCACACTTAGAACATTTCTTTGCTTCCATTACTCGCACCCCTCATTAGATATTTTTACAAATCTAAAGCCTTTGTAAATACTTTGGATAAATACAATTATAGGGTTGTATCCTTTCATAAACTTTTGACTTTCTTTTATAAACCAAAAGTATAATTTAATATTTTCCATTACATACCCCCTAATCCGTTTAATAACGATGGGTCTTGCTGCACAGCCATCTGTTCCTGTTGTGACAATTGCCCCATGATAGAATCTGCACCCTGCATTGCTTGTGCTTGCTGTTCTTGTTGCTCTAGCATCTTCTGTTCTTCTTCTTCAAAGTCTGATTTCATTTCAGGCGGTACAACATTATTCGGTGCATACTTCACGTATTGATATTTTGTGATATCTTTTGTTTGATACATACCCTCTACGAAACTAAATTGTAATGCTTCGGAGTAGTCTCCACCTGGACCAACGTCTATCGACATACCAAAATCAATATCTTTGTAATTTGATGGCGTGATTCTCTTAGCCGTTTTCATTCCTTTTGAATCTTCCTTAACGATGGTACGCTCTAAGATGTAGTAACACTTATAAAAGTTCTCCCATATCTTACCGATGCGCTTGTTAGCTGAAAAGAGTTGCTTCATTGCAAAGTCATTCGGTTTCTTGGCTTGATTCTGTAATGCTATGATAGCAGATGCAGCCATGTTTGCCCCTAATGCTTCACCACTGATAGTCTGGTCTGATCCTGTTGTTTGTCTTAAAGTTGCGGTCAAGTTATCAATAAGGTTCTGTGGTGCATTTGAAAAGTTAGGCGGTTGCATAAACTTAACGGCGTCCGCTGAATTTCCAGTGTCGTGGTCTGTGATAACTTCACCTGGTGCATTAGTGATAGCTTGTAATAAAGCCCCCGCCTTTGCTAATATCTTCGGCCATGCGGTTTGTTGTACTCCGTATGCAATCATACTATACAAGAAGTTTATAGCCTTCTGGACTGATATAGCGTCCTCTATGGCACTTCTACCAAAACTTGATTTATTTCTAGGTTCAAAGATTAAAAATTCAACAGGGTATACCTTAAACTTTGCTTCACTTGGTGATAGTCTGCGTTTCTTCTGTACCGTTGCGCCTGCAACAACTTTAATCCACCATATCTCGCCATTATCTTTGTAATACATCGTATAAGCTACTGTTTTATTAGACTGTTCAACGTCAATCTTTCCATTGTCGTATTCTTCGTCGTTGTCAACGTTCGCTACAATGTTGAGATATCCTTCACCGTTCTTCTTAGCATAATCCTTCAGCTTTTCGGTGTCCTCGTAAGTTCTTACAATAATCCACTGTTGTTTATTGAGTTCATGCGCTTTCAGTTGTGGGTTTGCTAGTGCAATATCTAAAGGGTCTATCGTGTGACCGCATACCTTGCCTTTAGTTGGATTTTTCTCTGTACCCATATATGATTCATCAAAGTAATAATGGTATACACCTGTGCCTATTGTGAGCGCGCTGTCTACTGCATCATTATTTAATTGGTCTTGGTCTACACTATCCCATGTATTCTTTGTTAGGGTTGTGTAGTCCTCTGCACTTTCTATTGACATTTGATCGACTTCTTGCCCTTCAACCGTAGCTTCTGGATTAAATACAATCTTAATCGACTGAGACGAGATGTTCGACTTTCTGTTGTTGATGATGAAGTTACATTGATTCAGCGTGATGAAAGTAAAGTTCTTCCACTTGGTTATTGCGTTCTTAGGCCACTGTATACCCTCTTTGAAGTTCATCAGTTCGGGCCACTTAGATATAAACCCTGCCTTTAACTTATAGTTCTTGTCACGCTTCCAGTTTTCTATAATTGCCGATGGTGTTATGTTGCGATCGTCCATTAACTACCCCCATTACCCATAATGTCTGTTAACATTTCTTGTGTGAGGTTATTTACCTTCTCGACTTCTTTTCTCTCTCGCTCTCTGTCTATGCGTTCAAATATGTTCAGTTCTGGCACGACTTCCTTGTTAATCTGCATATTGTACTTTAACCCTAGCTGTAGAGTCTTGGTTGCTACAAATGCCCCTATTGCGAAAGATAGAAGCATTGCCAGTATAATTAGTATGGTAATCATTTAAACCAACCTTTCTAAGTCTGAATATATAGACTCTTTATCTTCATTGTATAGTGTGACACCAAAGTCTTTTTCCCCACAATCGTAATCATTTCCATTTAAAAACAAACCTCTGTTACAGTCGCATGAGTAGTTGCCTTCTGACCACATATAAATAGCGTCACTTTCTTCTTCATATGTCATGTTGATGGTTGTTTCGTTTCCTTCTCTATCTTTTATTAATATTGAAATGTTTACCATTTAAACCTCCGTATCTATCTTTTTAAAAGAGAACGTCATTGTTTGTGCTACATCATCGACAGTTGCCATAACTTCAATATGTTCTATGTCTTTATACATTTCTTCTCTTGTCAGTGTTACCGATTCAAAGTTGTTGGCTTCTATTAGCTTCAATACCATTTTGTTGTGTATGTTCATACCGCTTACCATTCCTGAATCCCTCCTACCCGTATATTAAGTATCCATCGCAAGTTAAACCATGAACGTTGAAGTTTTGTTCATCCGCGCCATTTAATAGTACTTTATCAACTTCTTCAAACACACAATAATCATTGTCAAACACAAATACTTTCTTGTCTTGATCTAACTTTTGCAACATTTCAATTAACTCTTTAACTACCATTCCTGGAGTCCCCCTTCGTCTTTGTTGTAATCTGTGTAGAGAAAGTTATTAGGCGAGCCAGTTGCTCGTTGTAGTGTTGTATAGTCACTTATAAGTCTATCAAGTGCCTGCGTCATTGAGTCCACCATATCGTCATGCTTGCCGTTAGGAAAACTTGAACATTCTTCTATAAACTGTTTTGTCCATGATTCCTTTATAGGTAGATATACGTTTCCGCTTTCTATATGAGGTAATACCGCTTGTACCCTTGCTATCTTGCTACCTCTTGGATTAATAGCCACCATGCCTGCTACCTTGTGCCTTAGCATCTGCATAACCGCTGGTCCGTTAGCTTTATCTTCTATCAACTTAGCATGAGCCTTGGGCCATTTAGAGGACATTAACAGTATCTCGTTTATTGTAGATGGTAGGTCCATGCGTTCGCGTACTAGGTCTAATAGATATTTATCTGCCCCAACTCTGCCCCATACTTGACCAACTACATAGTCACTACCTGTTGACTCTTTGAAGGTACAGTCCCAAGATTGAATGATCTGGTCGAATCTTGTCGGCATATTCTCGTAATACTTCCACCATGCACGCTTTATCATGTTGCCTTCTTCTGCTGTGGGTCTGCCTTGATACAGCGCGTTGAATGTCTGCGGGTATTGTTTACGCTCTTTGATGAAGTCTAATCCGTATCTATCCCACAAGGGTTGTCCTGGTGTTCTACCTAGAATATCGCCTGCTTCAGCTTCTAAAGGTATATTAACTACGTCCCAAGGCAAAGGATCGCCGTATTCTTTATTGAGTAATCTACCGCACAAATCGTCTTCATGCCACCTTGTCATTATTATAACCACGATTGCAGCTTTCTCTAGTCTTGTTGATAGTGATGACTGCCACTCTCTCCATATCTTATCGCGTGTAGTCTGTGATGATGCTTCCTCTTGTGTCTTGATAGGGTCATCGATTATGAGTAGTTCAGCACCTTTACCAGTGATACCGCCCATTATACCAGCTTTAACGCATACGCTGTCATTGTCTAGCAGCATACGGTCCTGATTATTGGATACCACCTTATTGTTGAATACTCTCTGTTCTTCTATCTTCTTAGCGTTCATTCTGCTGAAATCGTCCGCTAGTGTGATAGAGTACCCTGTCATTATTACCTTAGACTTCTTAAACAGTCCCATGAAATAGCTAGGTAATGTTTCTGTTATCGTCATACTTTTTCCGTGTCTTGGTGGAAGTGATATCATCAAGTATTGATTACGAATATCTATTGATCCATTCAGCATCAGTTCACGTTGTTTGATAGCATAGTCTATTTTATTGCAGATGTACTTTATATGGTCCAATTCTATAAATCCATCATGAGTATATTTGACGTACTCGTAATAATCTTGTGATGCTTTGTGTTTTTTAATTGTTTGTACCGCTTTTGCAACCTTGATTATGTCCATTGTTCCGCTCATAACATATAACCTTGTTTTTTTAACTTTGATCTCATTAAATTCCCGATTGATTCTTTTGAGTGCAGTTTGTAATGGCACAAATTACACACAGTTATTAAATTGTCTATTGAATCATCTCCACCATTTGATTTATATTGTTTGTGGTGTACTTCTAAATTAGAAATTTGATTGCATGTAACACAACGGTAACCATCTCTTTTTATTACAATTTCCCTATTAATTTCAAACTCTTTTGTTCTGCTTTTGCGTTTCTTTTTATTTGGTTTTTCTTTTACTTGACTGTAGGTTAACACTGTTTTGATTTTTATTGTTTTTGTTACTTTTGTTTTTTTGAAATATTTTAACTTTTCCATTTCTTTGATTGACTCAATTTCCTGATCAATAGTTCCGCATTGCATAAAAACAGAATCTTTGTCAATCCAGCAAACAAAGTTATTTATTATAGACACATTTTTATCTTTAAACTCTGGAAAGTTCTTCTTCATAAAATTGCTATAAAAAATCAATTTGTTTAACGTTGTCATAAGTTCTCCTTCTATAGTTTTATGCCCTCTTTTTTGAGGTATTGTTCGGCTTCTTCTGGTGTCATGTCTGAATTGAGATTCACATTTGTTGACTCAATAACCTGTTTATCTGTGTAGCTGAATGTATTTTTAAGATATATTTGCATACGATAACTGTTGTCCTGCAACACCTCATCTTCTAATATATGTCGTGTTTTATTATAAGAGTCGGAATAATATTCTTGTTGTGCATAGTAAGTATCCTTTACAATGTCTGCAAATGCACAAAACCCCGCTATATTAGGGAATCTTTTCTTCTCTATACAGTGGGCTATATATTCTTTAAATTTATTTAAAAAGTCTTGTTCTGTTTCAAACGCTCTCGGTTGTCCTTTACCTCTTATAGGTTCTATTTTAGGCTTCTGCTTTGTTGGTCCTTTGTTGCTAGGCTTTGCCATTCTTATACCTCTCTTTC